CTAAAGAAAGAGCAAAAAACGAAGAAAATGAGCCAGAATTGGGATGAAATGAGTGAACATCTCATATTAGATGTCTACGATGGGTATTTTGAGGACTTAAATAGTCCAAATTTCCTTCGTGACATCTTCACTCGATCAATTTTGAAGGCGGAGATGACAATATTGAACGAATATACACATAAATTCAGTCCATGTGGTGTTACATGTCTTTTTGCACTCGCTGAAAGTCATGTTTCTTGTCATACTTGGCCTGAAATTGGTCGTTTGAACGCAGATTTCTTCACTTGCGGCGAAAAAGACCCAAGAATTAGCGCTAAATACATTATTAACGCTTTAGAATCGGAAAAATACAGAATTAGAGTCGTAAAAAGATAAAAAAAGCGGTATAAATAAAAACAGTAGACTTTTTGTGTTGAATAGTGGCTTCTAGAGCATTCAAAGATATAAATTTATCCTTCAAACGTCATCCTGTGACGAATGATTTGGTGACAATAAAGAATGAAGATGCTATCAAGAGATCTGTAAAGAACATAATTTTTACAATTCTTGGTGAAAAACCATTTTCACCTGATTTTGGTTCTTTTGTATCCGAATCATTGTTTAGTTTAAATACAGAGTATGATTCAATCACTCTTGAAGATGAAATTAAAAACGTTTTGTATCGATTTGAACCAAGAATAGATAATATCTATGTTACTGTATCAATTTTAGCAGATACAAATGAAACAAATGCCACAATTCAGTATGATATCGTTGGTGAACCTTCACCATCACAAACTGTAGATGTTCTCCTTTTCCCAGCTAGAGTATAATGGCTTTCGGTCAATATGTAAACTTAGATTTTGATCAGATTAAGACTTCAATTAAAGATTATCTGAAATCAAACACAAACTTCACGGATTATGATTTTGAAGGGTCAAACCTTTCAATCATAATAGATGCTTTAGCGTATAATACTTATATTACGTCATATAATACCAATATGGCTGCAAATGAGTGTTTTCTTGACTCCTCTACACTACGAGAGAACGTTGTTGCACTTGCCAGAAACATTGGATACGTTCCAAGATCTCGCAGATCATCTCGAGCAAAGATTTCATTCTTTATTAGTGGACTTACTGAAACTGTAACCGCTACAATTCGTGCTGGTATCATTTGTAATGGTGCTGGATCTAACACAAATTATATTTTTTCAATTCCAGAAGATATTACAGTTCCTGTATCAAATGGAGTTGCAATATTTAATAATATTGAAATTTATGAGGGTACATTCCTTAGTCAAAACTTCACAGTTAATACTGCACATACTAATCAACGTTATATTTTAGCAAATCCATCAATTGACACATCTACAATTAGAGTTAAGGTTAAACCATCTGAAAGTTCCTCATCAACTGTAACATATAAACAAATTGATAATATTGTTGGTGTAACATCAACATCTTCCTCTTACTTATTACAAGAAATTGAAGATGAAAGGTATGAATTAGTATTTGGAGATAATGTAATTGGTAAAAAGTTATCAAATGATAATTATATTACAGTTTCTTACATCATAACTGGTGGAAAGAGTGGAAATGGTGCTGCTAACTTTAGTTTTATTGGAAATATCGTTAATCAAGATGGTGCAACTATCGATGCATCTAATTTTTCCCTAGTTACTACAAATGAAAATTCAAGAGATGGTGATGATATCGAATCAATTTCCTCAATTAAGTATTATGCTCCTCGAATTTACTCGTCTCAGTATCGTGCAGTCACTTCATCTGATTACGAGTCAGTTTTAGGTTATATTTACCCAAATGTTGAATCTGTAACCGCTTTTGGTGGTGAAGAGATGAGTCCGCCTCGTTTTGGTAAAGTTTTTATCTCAGTTAAACCTCGAAATGGTGATTTTTTATCTGATGAGACAAAAAGAGAGTTAGTTTCAAAATTAAAAGGTTATGCAGTCGCTGGAATCGTACCAGAGTTCATTGATTTAAAATATTTGTATGTTGAAGTTCAGACAAGTCCATATTACAACCCAAATTTAAATGATGATCAAGATAATTTGAAAACTGACATCTCAAATGCTCTTACACAGTATTCAAGATCAATTGATGTGAATAAATTCGGTGGTAGATTCAAATATAGTAAGGCTGTGTCACTTATTGATAATGTTGATTCATCAATTACATCAAATATCACTCTTGTGAAAATTAGACGTAATTTAAAAGCAGTTTTGGGTCAATTTGCTCAATATGAACTTTGTTACGGTAATCGTTTCCACACTCAAGAGAGTTCATATAATGTAGTTTCAACAGGATTTACAATGGAAGGTATAACAGGCACTGTTTACCTTGCAGATGAGGTAATTAATCGTGAAAAAGGAAGAATATTCTTCTTTACATACAATGAAGGTGGAACTCCAAATATTGTAAAGAAAAATGCTGGAACTGTTGATTATATGACTGGTGAAATTCTTATAGATACTGTAAATATACTTTCAACAGTGATTGCAGATGGTGTAATAGAAATTCAAGCAATTCCTCATTCAAATGATATTATTGGTCTTCGTGATTTGTATATAAAATTTGATATGACAAATACATCAATTAATATGATTCAAGACTTAATTGCATCAGGTGAAAATACATCTGGATCAAGATTTGTTCACACCCACAGTTATTATACTCCAACATTCACGAGAAAATCAGAATCTCCAGTTTCAACAGCTGCAGCAATTCTTCCATCTACCGCCTCTTCAACGGCAACCACATCCACAAGTAGTGGAACTTATGCAAGTTCATCTACAACAAGTTCTAATACTTCATCATCAACATCATCTAGTTCTAGCAGCGGATATTAATGATAGATACCTCAATACAAAGAGTTCAAGTAAATCAGGTAGTTGCAAATCAATTACCTGAGTTTGTTCAAGCAGAAAGTCCACTTTTTGTGGATTTTATGAAGCAATATTATATTTCGCAAGAATATCAAGGCGGATCAATTAATATTTCTGAAAATATAGATCGTTATACTAAATTACAAACATATGTTGGAGCTGCACTTACAGAATACACTGGATTATCCACAGATACTAAATCTTTCTCTTCTACAATTTTTGTAGATTCAACAAAAGGTTATCCAAGTAAATATGGATTGTTAAAAATTGATGATGAAATTATTACATACACTGGAATTGGTACAACCTCTTTCACAGGATGTATTCGTGGTTTTAGTGGAGTTGATGGTATGGATCAACCTACAAAACCTGATTTGTTATCATTTAATACAAGTGTAGGTGCTTCACACACTGGTGGTACAAAAGTTCATAATCTATCCAATCTTTTTATTCGTGAATTTTTTAATAAACTTAAAACAACTTATGCAAGTGGATTTGAAAATCGTAAATTAGATAGTGATTTAGATCAAGTTAAGTTTATTCGTCAAATTAAAGATTTTTATAGAACAAAGGGAACAGAGGAATCATATAAAATTTTATTTCGAGCATTATATGGTGAAGAAGTCAATATTATCAAACCAGCAGAGTTTTTAATTAAACCATCTGATGCTGATTATGGATTTGCACAAGATTTTGTAGTAAAATCGATTACAGGTGACCCTCGTAATTTAAAAGGAGCGACACTCTTTCAAGACGCTGATGAAGACGATGATAATATTCGTGGGGCCTCAGGTGCAATATCAGATGTTAAAGATTTTATATATGGTGGAGAACACTATTATCAGATAAGTGTATCGAAAGATTCAATTGATGGTAATTTTATAGTTCCAGGCAGAACTCGAATTGTTGATCCAGTGTCAGTTGGATCAACAATAATCACTGTTGATACTACAGTTGGATTCCCTACAAGTGGTTCTTTATCCTTACCTACAGCGAGTGTTGCTGGTGTTGTAACTTATACAGGTAAAACTACAAATCAATTTGTAGGAGTGGATACATCTCTTGACACTTTAAGTATTGGTGATGATGTAAGATATAATAATGTTGCATATGGATACTCATTTGCAAATAATACAAATAAGATTGAAGTTTTAATTACTGGTGTTTTAAAAGATTTTCCAATACCTGATAATACTTTTTATTTTAATAAAGGTGATAAAGTTAGAGTTGGAACATTTGGTTATTACAAAAGTTCAGAAGATAGTAATTTTGGTTCATTCGTTTACAATACTGCTGTTAAATTTACTCCAAAAACAGTTGTAAGACAATCAAGTAGTAGTTTTAATATTACCACTCTTTCTGATCATGGATTTTTAGAAGAAGATTCTATTGAAGTTTTAGATGGTCAATCTACTTTAGTTGCTGTTGGTCGTGTTTTAAGTGTTGTTAGTAGTTCATCACTTGTTTTAGGTGATTTGCCTGGCGTTGGTGTAAACAATTTTGCATTTATAAGAAGAAGATTAAAAAAAGGAAATAGTTCTCTTCATACTAATATTAACAAATATACAACTGACGTTCAGAATGTATATGATCATGATAGTGATAATGCGTTTGCATTACCACCACACCCTCATGCATACGTTGCCTCACCATCAATTCCAAGTTTAGGTAATGAACCTATAGTTGCACCAGATCGTTCTGTAACGTGGACTGGCGCCACTGGCGGCGACGTTATACAGTTGATACAGGTTACAGAGGGTGCTGCTGATCATGGATTTTATTCTGGAGAGGTTGTCACATATAATGTTGTTAGTGGATTTTTAGGTCAACTGATTGATGGTAAAAATTATTATGTAAGTCGTGTTGACTCTAACAATATTCGCCTTGCAAACTCTTTACCAGACTTGGTAAATGGTGATTTTGTAGACGCAACTGGAAATGGTACATTTAAAATTTCTGTTCCTGACTTGGCAGGTAAAAAATTAGATCATCAGAAATTATTGAAGAGATTTCCTTTGAATCCAGTGTTTGACGGGGCGAGGCGTGAGACAGCGCCAGGCACCACTGGCATGCTTGTAAATGGTACGGAGATATCAAACTATAAGTCAGGTGATGTTATATTTTTTGGTGGTGTTGAAACCATTGATGTTTTGGAAGGTGGTTCTCAATATGATGTCATCAACCCACCAAAAGTCAGTCTTGAAAGTTTAACTGGTGCTGGTGTAAGTGCAACAGCAAATGTTAAAGGTCAGTTTGAAAGAATTGATATTGTAGATCCAGGCTTTGATTATGTTGCACCACCTGTTATTGAAATTAGTGGTGGTAATGGTAAAAATGCGATTGCAAGAGCAAGATTAAAACAAGTTGATCATTTTGTTGATTTTGACGCATCATCAACAGGTAATATAATTAATATATCTGAAGACACCATTGGTTTTGGAACATTTCATAAGTTCCGTGATGGAGAAGCAGTAATCTATAAAACATTTAATACTGGTGCAATTGGTATTGCGAGTGCTGGTATTACTACAACTGCGATTCAACTTACACCAGATCAAAGACTTGTTGATGAGTCAATTTATTTTGTGTCAAAGGTTAATAACACAACTATTAAACTTGCAAACAATGAGAATGATGCACTAACTAAATCAAACTTACTCAACTTAACTGGATTTGCTGACGGTACACAAAGATTTCAAAGTTTAAATAAAAAATTTGTTTTAGGTCAGATAATTATTGAAAATCCTGGCGAGGGATATGAAAATAAGAGAAGATTAGTTCCTACTGCTGGTATTAATACATATTCTGATTTTATAGAATATGAGAATCATGGATTTGCAGATGGAGAACTTATTCGTTATTCACACTCAGGAATTGGTGTAACAATTGTTGGTTTAGATACTGATCAAGATTACTATGTTTTAAAGATAAGTGATGATCGTTTTAGACTTGCAGCTGCTGGTATTGGAAGCACTTTGTCTAATGCAAATTATTTGTCAAAACAATTTGTTGGAATGACATCTGTTGGTTCTGGAGATCATATATTTAACTATCCTCCAATTACAGTTAATGTTAAAGGTATTGTTGGAATTAATACAGTGCATCCAGAGAATTATCATGCAATTGTTAATCCAATTGTAAGAGGTTCGATAACATCCATTAATGTAGAGAAACCTGGCCTTGGTTATGGAAACGATACTACTTTTAATTTTAGTATTCCACCTCAAGTTCGTGTTTCTTCTGGATCATCATCAGAATACAAAGCTATTGTAACTAATGGAAGAATACAATCTGTGATTGTAACTCGTTCTGGTTCAGATTATACATCCACACCTGATTTAGAAATACTGGGTGATGGAGTAGGAGCAAAAATCATATCATCTATCTCTAATGAAAGAGTTGATAGAGTTATTGTTGATAATGGTGGTGTTGGATATACAACTGCAACCGTGGCTGTTAAAGAGGTTATTCCTGGCACTGGTGCAATATTTTTACCTAAGATTAAATCTTGGGCGGTTAATAACGTTAAAAGATATGAAGATATATTCTATGGAGATGATGGTTTCTTATCAAGAGGTGATAATGATGAGGGAATTAAATTTACATCATTCTATGCACCAAGAGGACTTAGAAAGATATTAAAATCAAAGAATAGTGATGGGACGATTGATTATACATCAAATGATTTAAACATTGTAAACAACGCAGAACAGGTATCTTTAAATCATTCACCTATTATAGGATGGGCTTATGATGGTAATCCGATTTATGGCCCTTATGGATATGAACGTAAAGATGGTGGTATTGTAAAACTCATGAGATCTGGTTATTCTCTTAAAACAACAAGAGAGAATGGCCCTCCAATATCTACTTTCCCACTTGGATTCTTTGTTGAAGATTATGAGTATCTTGGTGATGGAGATTTAGATGAGAATAATGGAAGATATTGCATCACTCCAGAATATCCAAATGGAACTTTTGCTTACTTTGCAACAATTAATCCAAGTGAAAACGAAACTAGTGGAACATTTAAAAACTTCCGTGCTCCAGTATTTCCATACCTAATTGGTGATAACTATGCTGCAAAACCTGATGAGTGGAATTTTGTCGAAACAAA